AATTAACAGGTGGTATGTCAGACGTGCATCATCGGGCGCAGAAATTAACAACATCAATGCTACAGTCTGGTGACGCAACTGACCGCCAGACAACTAAGCTCGATGCAATGACAGCGGCCATGGGTGCTAAAGAGGAACTTTTTAAGTCCTTAACTCAGACCTGGACAAATTTCTTAGCGAGCATATTTACCAATCCGCTGTTTACAAAGGCTATGAACGACCTTGCTGACCAGTTTACAACTATTATGGCTCCTGACGGATCCTTATCAAAAAATCTAGAGAAATTAGCAACAGCAGCTGGCGGATCATTAATAACCGGACTTAAAGCTATTAGCGATCACGTTGGTACAGCAGAATTTGCTTCTATAATGGCAACTCTGCCTGACTTGTTTGCGGCATTAGGTACTGCTCTAAAAGGTGCTGTGACATATCTTCGAGATTTATTTTTTAATTCAGAAGATGCAATGGTGCAATCTGCACATCCAGATCATCTTCGAAAGGGTAAAAAATATACACTTAAATCTGGTGGTGAAATTATGGATGGCCTTAAGGAATCCTTTGCGTCACTTTGGGCCACTATGACAAATCCAACAGGCGTTATAGTAACATCATTAGTAAAAGGATTTGATACCCTTGGTGAATATATGGTAGAACCCATTACTAACATTATGGTAGCTGCTTTTTCTGCAATTGGTCAAATGCTTAAAGATGCAATAAGAGATACCATCGCTAAAATATTGCCAAAGTGGTTAGGTGGTCCGGACACTAGCGAAGTAAATGACCTTAACAACGAATTAGCGGCCAAAATGGTAAAACTTAGGGAAACTGAGACTAGAATAGAAGAAGTAGCGGTACTGAAGGAAATAGCGGAGATCAAAGCCAAACTAAGAACCGCTGAATCTGCACCCGCTGAACAGATGTCAGGTGGTCAAATAATTACAACTACAGCAGCTGGTGCCTTGGCGTATGGGGCAGGTAAGAAAGTTGCTAGAGGTAGCAAAGCTGCAGTTGATGCATTTAGAGGAACAACTACTACTGTTGCTACTGCTACCGAAACTACTTTAAAAAATGCTGACGAGGCATTGGAAACTACCCTAAAAAAGGCGGGGCCAAAGGTTGCTGAAACTATCGGTAAAGCGACAGCAAAATCTTTAATTAAAAAAATTCCAGTTGTTAGTGTTATTGCAGGATTTGCATTTGGTATTAACAGATTAATGGAAGGTGATTTAGCTGGAGCAGGTATGGAAGTTGCTTCGGGTCTAATGGGAACAATTCCCATTATCGGTACAGCTGGAAGTCTAAGCGTAGATGCAGCTCTCTTAGCGCGGGATCTGTCCACAACGCAAACGGCACCTACTAATACCGCACCAGTAGCAGCTGCTAATGCTAATAAGATTATACGATCAGTTGAACACGGCACCGGGGAAGGGTCGGTTGCAGAATATCAACTCAGTGCTCGTGAGGCGCTCAAAAAAGAAGAGGAACTAATATCCGCAAAAAAACAAGAAGCGAAGTGGTTAAAGCGAGGTAAAGAGAGCAAAGCTGTAATATATACAGAGCAAATAAAACAACTAGAAAAAGAACTTGGTATTACAGCAAAAATAGAAGAAAAACAAAAGGCAGCCAAGATAGTAGCCTCGGTAAAAGAACAAGTTACCGGTTCAGATATATCTGGGAATATTGTCCCAGGGAGTAAACAAACAATAGCAGAAGCAATGAAAAGTATAACCGTTAGTAATGTAGATCTGCTTAAAGCAGTACAGGGACTTGACGCGACAATGAAAGACTCCCTTGCTACAGTAAAAACCGGTAATGCCAATGCTACAACTTCTGCAAATAAGTTAAAAGCTGCTATACTCGAAAGTAGTGTTTATGTACGATAAATAACACCTATCCGCTCTTGACAAATCGATAAATATAATAGTATAATATAACTCTACCAATGGTGAATTAATGAGCTGGCGAAAACATTTTACAGTATACGATCAAACTAACTATCGAGGGAATGCCGAAAGTAGTATGGGGGCATTTAACAATAAATATTCCTCATGGCTACCTGAAGTATACACTGGACCCCCTAATCGTTTAGAACGATACATGCAATATGATCAAATGGATCAAGATAGTGAAATTAATGCGGCATTAGATATAATTGCTGAATTTTGTACACAATCAGATTCTGCTACAGAATTACCATATGAAATACATTATAAAAGTGAAGCAACAGAAACTGAAATAAAATTATTACACAGCGCACTAAAACAATGGTGTAATATAAATGAGATGGACAGACGCACATGGCGTATGGTGCGTAGTGTATTAAAATATGGTGATCAATTCTTTATTAGGGATCCAGAAACATGGAAATTGTTTTGGATTGATCCTTCTAAAGTAGAAAAAGTTGTTGTTAATGAAGGTGACGGTAAAAAAGCAGAAGAATATCATATTAAAGATTTAGATCTAAATATGCAATCTATTGTTGCAAGTAATATGTTTTCTGGACGTGATTACTCAAGTAGAGCAAATCCTGCTATTCCAACGGTTAGAGGCGGCGATGTTTCGGCTGTAGTTGGCAGTTCAGAGGGATTTGGTTTAGGTTCAGGCGGCGGTTTTACATCAGCAATTCCAGTAGCTGCTGATCATATTATACATTTAAGTTTAAGCGAAGGTTTAGACAATGCTTGGCCGTTTGGTACAAGTATATTAGAACCAATTTATAAAATCTTTAAGCAAAAAGAAATGCTTGAAGATGCTATTTTAATTTATCGTGTACAACGTGCACCAGAACGTAGAGTATTTTATATTGACGTAGGTGACATGCCTCGTACACGAGCAATGGCATTTATTGAACAAGTTAAAAACGAAATACATCAAAAACGTATCCCAAACAAAACAGGTGGTGGCAACAACATTATGGATGCCGCATATAATCCACTGTCAATGATTGAGGATTACTTCTTTGCTCAAACTTCTGAAGGTAGAGGATCGAAAGTTGAAACACTACCTGGTGGTGAGAACTTAGGGCAAATTGACGACTTAAAATATTTTAATAATAAACTATTACGTGGCTTACGTGTACCAAGTTCTTATTTGCCAACAGGGCCAGAAGATGGCACTGCTGTTTATAGTGACGGACGGGTAGGCACAGCATTTATTCAAGAGTTTCGCTTTACAAACTATTGTCAACGATTGCAGGGATTAATAGCACCATGGTTAGATCATGAGTTTAAAATGTTTTGTAAGCATAGAGGTATTGAAGTTGAATCAAACTTGTTTGAGGTAATCTTTATTGAACCACAAAACTTTGGCAAGTATCGTCAAATTGAAGTAGATGCAGCTCAGGTAAATGTATTTGGCCAGGTTATTGCAGTTCCGTTTATGAGTAAACGTTATGCAATGAAACGATATCTAGGTTGGACAGATGATGAAATTATACAAAATGAAAGAATGCTCATGGAAGAATCTGGACAAGAACACCCAATGGCAACTACTGAACCTGGCATGATTGACGTAGGCGTTAGGCCATCAGCACCAGAAGATTTAGCACCGCCGACTGATATGGGTATGGGCGATGACATGGATACAATGCCTGAACCAGGATCAGAATCACCGATTAGTGGCGCAGAAAATGCACCTGCTGGTGGTGCAACAGCTCCTTTAACTCCGGTGTGATAAATAAACATATGAGAGCACGTGATTTTTTATTACTTGAAGGTTATTATGATGTCGGTAACGACAAACATAATGTCGCATTAATTGATGACACACGTCGTCCTCGATTTACATTAGAACATCTTAATACTTTACGTAAAGTTCGTGAATTTCGTAATTATGAAAAAATAAACCGTAAAGAACTATTAGCAAAGGTTTATGCACCACCACCAGAAGAAGGTGGCCTTGGTGAAATGTAAAAATTGTATTAACATTGTGTATATTGATTAGACTAAACGATTAAATATATTTTACTCCGTTCTTTGGCTAAAATGGCCAAAAACCTACCGTTATACCCACCTTTTAAGTAAGACATCTTAAATATTATTACAAACTCTTTCGCGGTTTGAAGAGGAGAATTCGGATGTCAAAACAAAAACTTGAACAGGTACTAGAGTACCTTATTAATGAAGAAGAAGAAAAGGCTCGCGACCTACTTCACACTGTATTTGTAGAAAAGGCTCGATCTATTCACGAATCTTTAATCGAAGATGAAGATGAGGATATTGAGGAAGCATTGGAAGACAAAGAAACAGAAGAAGAAGAAGTTGATGAGTCAGCCAAGTCTGATTGGGAAGACGAAATTACACAGGAGGACGACGAAATCGCCCGCCATAGTAACGAAATCGACCATGAGGAAGAAGTCGGTGAAGCCGATGAAGAAGGCGACGATATAGAAGATGCCGAAGCAATAGACGATCTAGACGACATGGAAATCGGCGGTGATGATGATGCTGTAGAACCAGAAGGCGATGCAGAGGAAGCAATCCCAGCGAAATTAGATGATCTAGAAGCCGCAGTAGAAGAACTCAAAGCAGAATTTGATAAACTAATGGCAGGTGATGACGACGTGCCAGCTGAAGACGAAATGGATATGGGCGATGACATGGAAATGGAAATTGCACCAGAAGAAGAAGCAATCCGTTATGAGTCTAAAGAAGAAGATGATGACGCTGAAGAGTTAGACGAAGCTGCAAAGTTGTCCGCAGTAAAAGCGGCCAAAATGGGCGACGATGGCGATGCAAGTGCCAAGTCAACTATTGGAAATACCGCAAATAATCCTGGACTAGTTGCAGGCGGCAAGCCTGTAGATTTTGCAGGCGGCGACGAAAAAGGCGGATCAGCAGATAAACCTGCTGAAGGCATGACAACAAATCAAGATGCTAAATTATCAGCAGGCCCTAAAGCCGATGCTGGTGACAAGTCTGATAAGGGTGCTGGTAGCGTCCTTAAGGACAACAGGTAACATATGGCAATGCAACCATTATTTGAACGTCTAACACCTAACCAGGCTAAAACAGTAGTTGAATCGCGTGATCGTGAAAACGGTGACGGTAAAGATCTTTATATGAAAGGGATCTTTATTCAAGGTGGTGTTAAGAATCAAAACGATCGTGTTTATCCCATTCAAGAGATAGGCAAGGCTGTTGAGACAATTAACGAACGCTTACAAGAAGGACAAACAGTCCTCGGCGAAGCAGACCACCCTGAGGAATTAACTGTTAATTTAGATCGGGTTAGCCACATCGTTCAAGAAATGTGGATGGATGGTCCTAATGGATATGGAAAGTTAAAAATTATTCCAACACCAATGGGGAACATTATATCAACATTACTTGAAAGTGGAGCAAAATTAGGTGTATCAAGTAGAGGTAGCGGTAACGTAAATGAAAGCGGACAAGTGTCTGATTTTGATATCGTTACAGTAGACATTGTTGCTCAGCCAAGTGCACCAGAAGCATATCCAAAAGCAATACGCGAAAGTTTATGGAATATGCGTGGTGGTTATGGCATGTATAATTTAGCAGAAGAAATGGTTTATGATAAAAAAGCTCAAAAATATCTACAAGAAGGTATTTTAAAGTTTATTGAAGAATTGAACAAGAAGTAAAGGGAGAATATTATGGCCGAAGCACTTAAAGAATTACTTGAAAGCGATCTCCTAGATGAGAATACAAAGGCCAGTATTCAGTCAGCATGGGAATCAAATTTAACCGAAGCTCGAGATGCATTAGCAATTGAGTTAAGGGAAGAGTTTGCTGACCGCTATGAAAGCGACAAGGGACAACTTGTCGAAGCAATGGACAATATGCTAACTGATGCTATTAAAACAGAAATCGTAGAGTTTACAGACGACCGTAAGGGTTTAATTGAAGCTCGCGTTCAGTATAAACAGAACGTGAAGGAACATACAAACGCCCTTTCTAGTTTTGTAATGGAAGCATTACGAAATGAAATCGTTGAACTCCGCGAAGATCGTAACAAGCAATTCGACAATTTTAATAAACTTGAGGGTTTTGTGCTAAAGCAACTCGCAGGCGAGATTGCTGAATTCAACGAAGATAAAAAGTCTCTCGCAGAAGCAAAAGTTAAGTTAATTGCAAGCGGACGTCAAAAACTTGACGAAGCGAAGCATAACTTCATTAAACGTGCGGCAACAACAATCGAAAAGGTTGTCGAGTCAGCACTACGTAGTGAAATGACACAACTTAAAGAAGATATCAAATCGGCCCGGGAAAATAATTTCGGACGCAAGATTTTCGAATCTTTTGCAACTGAGTATATGGCTTCATATCTAGCAGAAGGCACAGAAATTCGCAAGCTCAATAGTCGTATTGAGAAGCAAAACAAGAATATTACCTCCCTTACAGAATCCAAAGACACAGCAGACGTTGAAGTTAAGAAACTTAACAGCAAGATTAACCGTGATAAAATCATGGGTGAACTGCTTACGCCTTTGGCCAAGAGTAAGAGAGGTATTATGGAAGAATTACTTGAAAGTGTTCAGACAAAGAACCTTAAAGGTAGTTTCCAAAAGTACTTACCCGCTGTACTCAATGAGACATCAGGTAAGCGTGAAACTTCTAAGGTTACACTCACTGAGAAAACTGGTGATAAAGTAACACGTAAAGAAGAGACAAAACCAGATGAGAATAGTGGAAACATTATCCATCTAAAAAAATTAGCAGGTATAAAATAAGGAGTATTTACAATGGCAGAAAACCTAACAGAAAGTCAAAATTGGGGAGCCACTAAGGAAGCTCTAATGGAAGGACTGGAAGGTCAGCGCAAGCAGACCATGAATGTCATCCTAGAGAATACAAAGTCGTATCTTGCTGAGGCTGCTACCGCTGGCGCAACACAGGCCGGTAATGTAGCTGCTCTTAACAAGGTAATTCTTCCAGTGATTAGACGTGTAATGCCAACCGTTATCGCTAACGAATTAATTGGCGTTCAACCCATGACTGGCCCAGTTGGCCAGATTCATACATTACGAGTACGTTACGCAGACGCTTTTAATAGCGCCGGTGGCGTAGACACAGCAGCTGGTGAAGAGGCTCTAAGTCCCTTCAAGATTGCAGCTGGTTATTCTGGTAATGCCGCAGATGATAAAGCAGGATATACAGCCTCCCATGAAGGGCTGGCTGGCAATCGTCTAAGCATCCAGATTATCAAAGAAGTTGTAGAAGCAAAGTCACGTAGGCTCAGCGCACGCTGGACCTTCGAAGCCGCACAAGATGCACAGGCAATGCATGGTCTTGACGTTGAAGCAGAGATTTTAGCTGCTCTAGCACAAGAAATTACAACAGAAATTGATCAAGAAGTTCTAACATCATTACGTTCACTAGCTGGACAAGATGCAGTTTACAACCAGAGTGGTACCTTTACAGGCACACCTCATTACGTAGGCGATCGACATGCAGTTATGGCAATTCAAATGAACGAGCAAGCAAACCTAGTAGCAGCCCGCACACGACGTGGCGCAGCTAACTGGGCAGTTGTTTCACCAAGTGTGCTAACAGCACTACAAAGTGCAACAACTTCAGCATTTGCACGTACAACTGAAGGTACATTCGAAGCACCCACAAATGTTAAGTTTGTAGGTACATTGAACGGTACAATGCGAGTATATGTTGATACATATTACAGTGACGCAGGATCAGGCGCAGACATCCTATTGGGCTATAAAGGCTCAACAGAGACAGACGCAGCTGCATTCTACTGTCCATACGTACCACTGATGAGTAGTGGTGTAGTAATGGATCCAAGTACATTCGAGCCAGTCGTATCATTCTTGACACGATATGGTTACAAGGAGCTAACTAACACAGCAAACTCCTTCGGTAACGCAGGCGATTACGTATCTGGTATTTCCGTATCAAATCTATCTTTCCTATAAAATAGTAAAGATAATTTATATATTGAAACCCGGGTTTATCCCGGGTTTCCTTATGAGTAATCGTCCAACAAATAGATAAATATAATATATAGTTATTAAAGATAGGATTCGGAAATATGGCAAACAGCTCTGTTAAAAATTTAAATATCGATGGTAATGTTATTATTTCAGGAAGTACAACATCAATTGATGTACAACAATTAGCTACCGACGATCCAAATATTACATTAAATGATATTGCATCACCTACTGATTCACTTGCAAACGGTGGCGGCTTTACTCTTAAAGGTACAACTGATCATACATTTAATTGGTTAGATGCAACTGACAGTTGGACATCAAGCGAACATATTGATTTAGCACCCGCTAAAGAGTATAAAATTAATACTACATCAGTATTAAATGCTACTACATTAGGTGCAGGAGTAATTAACAGTAGTGTAACAAGTGTTGGTACACTAACATCTTTACAAATAGATACTATTGTAATTGATGGTACTACAATTGGCTTAACTACAGATACAGATTTAATAACTTTAACAAATAACACAGTAACCGTAGCAGGTACAGTTGCAGCTACAGAACTTACAGGTGGTGGCACGGGTATTACAGGTATTACTACTTCTAATATTACTGTACCAGCATCGCCCGGTGACTTTCTTTATAATAATGCTGGTGCATGGGGAGGTATTACTCCTCCTATCACAGTTGCATTAGGTGGCACAGGATCGACTACTGCTGCCGGTGCAAGAACGAATTTAGGATTGGGTACCATGGCTGTAGAAACAGCCACTAACTATCTTGCAATAGCAAATAATTTAAGTGACATTACACCAGCAACTGCTAGAACTAATTTAGGACTTGGAACAACAAACAGTCCAGGATTTGGTGGTGAGGGTACTGGTAGTATAACTATAACTGCAACACCAAGTAGTGGTGGTACTGTTGCTCCTACTTTTAGTGGTACATCATTTATGAGTGTTCCTGTAGCAGCCGGATCTGGACATAAATGGGTAATTGGTAACGAGCAAGACGGCGATTTAGCATTTTCATATTTTACAATTAATGATGCTGGTGCTAATACATCATCAGCAGTAGGTTACATAACAGCAGATCCAAGTAATACTCGTCTAATATTAGGTAATACAGGCGGTACACCTGTAAATGTTGTTATGAGCGGATTAGGTTACCCAACAGCAGACGGTACAGCAAATCAGGTATTAACAACAAATGGTTCAGGAGGTTTAACCTTTGGTACGCCTTCAACTACTAATATAACAGAAGGTACTAATTTATATTACACAGATGCTAGAGCAGATGCTAGAGTAACTTGGACGAATTTAGTTACAAGAGCAGGAGCCTCAGGACCAGCAAAAATTAATGTAGGTGAAAATGCAGGTTTAACATCACAGGGTAATAATACAGTAGCAGTAGGTAAAGATGCCGGTAAAACAACACAAGGTGCTAATGCAGTAGCAGTAGGCAGTGGAGCCGGCCAAATATCGCAAGTTTCTGAAGCAGTAGCAGTTGGAGCTTTTGCAGGCAATAATGGTCAAGGTATTTCAGCAGTAGCAGTTGGTAACCAAGCTGGTCAAACATCACAAGGTGCTGATGCAGTAGCAGTAGGGCAATATGCAGGTCAAACATCACAAGGTATTGATGCAGTAGCAGTAGGTAAAGAAGCAGGTCAAACATCACAGGGTAGTTCTGCAATAGCAATTGGTCTAAAAGCAGGTGAAACTAATCAGGGTGCTAATTCAATAGTATTAAGTGCTATCGGATCAGCATTTAGTCCGACTACAGCTTCAGCATTTTTTGTTAATCCAGTTAGAAATGTTGCAGGAACAACGTACTTACAATATAACGCAACAACAAAAGAAGTTACACATATCGCAGCTACAACATCTAGTGTTGCAGAGGGTACAAATCTTTACTACACAGATGCAAGAGCGGATGCAAGAATAGTTAATGCAGGTAGTGCTAATTGGAACACCGCATATACAGCCACTAATGCCGCAACTAATGCAAATACTGCTAGTACAATTGTAAAACGTGATGGCTCAGGAAACTTTGCCGCTGGACAAGTTACAGCAAATACTGGTGTTATACTTGGTAATAATGCAGGAACAACCGCAGGAACAGTTCGTTGGACGGGTACTGACTTTCAAGGATATGATGGCAGTAGTTGGGAATCATTAACAAGTGCCGCAACTGCACAACTTAGTGGTGCAGTTGCTACATTTACAACAACACAATCAACACAGAGCGCAACATATGTTGATGTTCCTGGATACACAACAGCAATTACAGTAACAAATTCGAATATTATTAATGTGCAAGTTACTACCGAAATAGAGATTCCTAATGCGACTATGCATGTTAAATTAGTAAGGGTTGCAGGCGGAACACCTACAGATTTATATGAGCAAGAATTTAATGGGTTGGCATCTGGCCACCACGGCAATTTTACTGTAGCATATGCAGATGTACATGGACAAGCAAATGGTACTGTTATTACATATAAATTAATGTATAAATCATCCGGTAGTGGCAATGACGCTTATGTTAACCCAGATCCTCAAAGTACTGCACAAATTTTTCTTTCTGAGATTACAACATCGCCAATTACTGTTTCTTCAGTTAACGGGGCATCTGGTGCAGTTGTATTAACCACGGCTAATATTGCTGAAGGCTCAAATTTATACTATACAGCAGCTAGAGATACGGCACAGTTTAATACTGATCTTGCTACAAAATCAACTACTAATATAACAGAAGGTACTAATTTATACTATACAGCAGCTAGAGCAGACGCACGTATTGCCGCAGCTGATACAGATGATTTAACTGAAGGTAGTACAAATCTATACCATCAGGCCGACCTCGGTTCTGTTGCTTAATTTATTCTGCTATAAACATACTTACACATATAATATCATAAATACTACAAACATAGAATTTGTTATGTTTTACCCACTAACAACATAGAATTTGTTATGTTTATTGTAATATTGTGATTTATAATAATCGATTAATATAATTTATTAGGAGAAATATATTATGCCAAATTATGCAGTACAACGTCGACGTGGCACTACAGCAGAGCATAGTTCTTTCACTGGTTTAGCAGGCGAATTGACAGTTGATACAACCAAAGACACGGTTATTGTACATGATGGATCTACAGCAGGGGGTATTCCTCTACTACGACAAGACGTAGACAATCTGGCAGCAGATGCTATTTCAGGTGATAAGGTTCATGGTGGTACAATTAGTGGTTCGGCCGCGTTAGGTGATGGTACTACAGCAACGACACAATCAGCAGGTAACAGTTCAACATTGGTTGCTACTACAGCATTTGTCGCAGCTTCAACAGCTGGCGAAGATACACTAGCAGAGATGGGGGATGTTTCCCTTGTATCAGCCGCTAGTGGTGATATGCTTGTATACAGTGGATCAGCATGGGTAGATGTTGCAATGTCAGGTGACGCAACAATGGCGTCAACTGGCGCAGTAACAATCGCAGCTGACTCAGTCGCACTTGGTACAGACACAACTGGTAACTATGTTACAAGTCTTGTGGGTGGTACTGGTGTTACAGTTGGTGGCGCCGCAGAAGGCGGTACACCTACAATAGCAATTGGACAAGCAGTAGCAACAAGTGATAACGTAACATTTGCTAA